TCGGGCCGTCGACCTGGTTCGTGGACAGCATCCGCAGGATGCACAACCCCAATTCGGTGGGCTGAACGATGGCCGGCGCCGGCTACCGACGCGAGCGGATGAAGTACCAGAGCATGACCCCGACCGTCGACGCGGCCGGGCAGCAGACGCTCACGTGGACCGACGTCGCGACCGTGGCCGCCGTCGTCACCCCCAGCCAGCGCGAGGTCATCGACGACGGCGGCGTGGCCGTCCGCACGGACGTCGTCCTGGAGACCTCCTGGCATCCGTCAATCCAAGCCAAGGGCCGCCTGGTCGACATCGCCACGAACCGCGTCTACTACGTCTCGTCGGTCATCGACCCAGACGGCGCCCGCCGCCGCCGGCTGCGCGTGGTCGCGTCGGAGGTGGCCACGTGATCCGGGCCGTCTTCGAGAACGCCGAGGTGAAGGCGCGGCTCCTGGCCATGAGCCAGGTGGCCCGGGAGCGGGTCTACCGCCGCGTCATGCGGCGCAACGCGAAGCCCGTGGTGAACCAGCTGACGCAGGCCTGGAAAGGCGCCCGCCGCCGCCAAGGCGAGATCACGGGCGACATTGCCTGGGCGCAGGAATCCCGGCTCAAGTTCAAGCGGCGCGGCAAGGCCGCCGGCATGGCAACGCTTGAGATCGGCACGAACTACAAGCACGGCGGCGGCGCCAAGCTCTGGCACATCATCGAACGGGGCTTCCGCCACTACGGCAAGAGCAAGACCTACCGCACGATGGGCACCGAGGCCAACCGGATCAAGGCCGAGCGGAAGTCCTTCGTGTCCGAGGTCGCCACGGCGAACCGCGTCCAGGGCATGGGCAAGTCGTCGGTCGGCATCGCCTTCCGCGCATGGCGCGAGAAGCATGCCGACAAGGACGCGAAGCTGGTGGCCGCCGAGAAGGGCAGGGGCGAACGCCGTGCCGACGCCCGCCGCCGAGGCGGCAGCGCCGTCGCCGGCCGCTGGATCTCTCGGCCCATCGCCCAGAAGTGGGCGCCCATGCTCGCGCAGAAGGTCCGCGATGACCTGATCGCCGAGGTCCTGAAGGCCGCCCGCAAGCGCCCCGCAGGCGTCCGCAAGCGGACCAAGCCGGTGGGATCGGCGTCTGCTGCGTCCGCGGCGCCCGTCGGCGCATCGTCGGGCGGTGCTCGCCCGGGCCGTGACGCGCAGGGCCGATTCCTGCGGAGGTCGGCATGAGCCTCATCACGGCCATCTACGACCGCTTGAAGACCATCGCGAACACGACGGTCAGCCCCGAGCTGCGCCGGCTGGGCGACCCGACTCCGGCCGTGAACTACTCGGTTTCCTGGGATTGGACCCTCGCCATGGACGGCAGCCGCACCCAGTACCGGGTCGCGACCGTCCGCGCCCAATGCTTCGCCGACACCCTCCTCGTCGCCGAGGCGCGGGCCATGTCCGTGGTCGGCCGGCTCGAAGGTGAGTGGACCCAAGGCAGCTACGACGCCGTCTGCCGCTCCATCGGGTGCGAGCAGGGCATGGCCATGCCCGACGACGGCCAGGGCGACGCCGAACGATTCGTCACCGTCACCGCAGAACTACAGATCAAGGAGCCTGCCTAATGCCATCACGCGCAATCACCGGTTGGGGCGGAACGCTGACGCTGAAGCTCGGCACCGCCGCCGCCAAGACCATTCCCGTCCGCAACGTCAACATCGAACGCCAGGCGTCCGAGTTCGACATGACCGCCCTGTCGGACACCCGGATGTTCGCCGGTCCCGGCCGTGTGAAGCGGACCGGGTCCTTCGAGGCCTACATCTCCACCGAGACCGTGGACATCACCACGGCCATCGAAACGATCAACATGGCGAGCACGGCGCTGATGGTGCTGACGTTCACCGACAGCGCCAACACCGTCACCACGATGAACATCATCATCACGGGCGCGAACCAGACGCACTCGGCCGAGGACGCGGCGATCTACTCCGTGACCTTCTCCGAGACCGTGGCGGCGGTGACGCCTTGAGCACGACGGGTCCATCCTGGCGGGCCGTGGATCTCGGCGGCGTCGGAGCCGTCGAGGTCCGCGGTCCCACGCTCCGGGACGCCGTGGGCGTCGACACTTCCGACCTCGCGTGGTGGCATCGGTGCGTCCGCACCCCGGGCAGCGAACAGCCCTGGACGCGGGAGCAGCTCCTGGACCTCCCGGTGCAGGCTGCCAACGAGCTCGCCAACGAGGTCATGCAGGCCCGCCCTACACAGCCGCCGAGCGGCGGCTCTGGAGGCTGATGCCGACCATGGACGCGCCGCTCGCAATTGCCCAGGAGCTGACGGCCGTGGAGCGTGTGGAACACCTCCTCACGGTGGTCGCTTGCTCGCTCACCGGGCAGCCGGCCCATGTCGTGTGCCCATGGCGGCGGGCCGGGATCGACTCGTTCCTCAAGGCGGTGAGCCGTGGCTAGCACGAACATGAAGGCCGTCGTGACCCTGACCGCAGACGCCTCGGGCGTCTCGGCCGGAGTGAATCGGGCGCTGGGCCAGCTTCAGCGGCTCCAGGACGGCGTCTCCCAGCTGCGGTCCATGGCCGTCGCCGGGATGCTGGCAAACGTCTTTGGCAAGTTCGCGTCTGGCGCCATGGACCAGGCCAACCAGATCATGGACGCCGCCCGCACGTACAGCCCCGAGGGGATGCGTGGGGCCATGGACAAGCAGATGGCCGAGACCGAGTCCATGATGGAGCTCGGCAAGGCCTTCGGCAACATCGTCAGCCTCATCGACCAGGCTGCCGCCGCCCACATCAAGGACCTCACCAAGTACCTGATCGACAACAAGGAGCCCATCGGCCAGGCGCTGGCCATGATCGTCGGCTTCGGGATGGGCCTCGCCGACGTCTCCGCGCAGCTCCTCGTCGGCTTCGGGAAGCTGGTGGAGTGGGTGGACACGCTGCTGTCCGCACCCGCCACGGCAGTCGACCAGGCTGCCGGCGCCGCGGCCACCGGACAACTTGGAATGCAGGCGCAGGGCGCCGGCATGATCTACGAGCTGCTGCGGCGCAAGATGGGGGGCGACTGACATGGCAAGCCGCCTGATCCATCGCCCGGACACGGACACCTTCTCGCTGGCAGCGCCCGGCGAGGAGACCACGTGGACCCAGCAGTTCACGTTCGTCTACGACGACGCCGCCCTCAAGACCGTCTGGGACGTCTACGGCGACAACCTGGTGCCCAAGCAGGGCAGCCGCTACGTGCCGCCCGGCTCCACGCCTGCCACCGACATCCGGTCCCGGTTCATCTGCCGCTCGGTCGACATCAAGCCGATCCCGCAGTCGCCTCGGGCGTGGGACGTCCGGGTCACGTGGAGCCACCGCCAGCCGCAGGACGCGAGCCGGCCGTACTTCCGAATCACCCGTTCGACCGGCTTCCGGTCATTCGCCGCCTACCGCGGCGGGGCCGCGATCTGGACGGGCGTTCCATCGAACGGCTCCGTCCCGTACCCGCCGACCGGCTGGATCGGGGGCGACAAGCTTGACGCCAACCAGCAGCCTCTCACGTGGCGCATCGCGCAACAGTCGATTTCGGTGGACATTACTTGGGACCGGACTTTCAACAAGTCGACGGACGCGGTCTCTGGCGCGACCGTCCACCCGGACCCGCCGAACGAGTGGACGTCGATCTACTGCGGCACCCGCAACAGCATCGCCTTCCTCGGCTGGCCCATCGGGTACGTGACCTACCTCGGCTGGACCATGAGCCCGAGCCCGGACGAGACCGCCGTGGTCTCGCACAAGTTCCTCGCCGACGATTACCAATTCCTCGAACAGCGCCCCGCGCCAGCAGCAGGCGGCACGGGGAAGCCGCTGCTCGCCGCCGGCCTGAGCTGGGGCGCAGGCCCCGTGATCCCCGTGCAGTCGGCCGCGAACGTCGCCTGGTACCAGCCGTACCAGGAGCTCACCGACTTCTCGAACCTGTTCAAGTGGCGTTCCTGGGGCGCTGCCGGCCCGAACGACAACCTCTGGTGGCGGATGTCCAACCCCGCGCCGCTGATGAACACGAACCCGCCATGACGTACCAGGAGCCCATCTTCGAGCGTGGCCTGTTCGGCAAGGCGAACGCCTTCGTCACGAACGCCTGGAGCAACGCCGCCCGCGCCGCCAGCGACTACGCGGAAGGCATGGACTGGGCGCAGCGGCAAGTCGTCGCCGGCGCCGTGACCGAGACCTGGCTGGCCAAGTGCACCGCCGCCACGCTCCTGGCCCCCAACCGCTGGCGCTACACGTTCGAGGACTTCGACATCACCTCGGCCGCCGCGCCGCTTACGAACTCGAACACGTTCGGCGAGGGAACCCAGGCGATCAACATCCGCGAGCTGCGGAACACGGCCGGCGCCATCGACGGGACGCCGATCCCGACGGGCGCCACGGTCGGCCCGGTCGGCAGCGTCTGGAACGGCACGTCCTGGACGACCACCAACCTCGAAGGCTACGTCTGGATGCACGCGACCCAAGACACCACGGGCGGGACGCTCTTCTGGTTCGACACCCCGAACCCGGTCCGCTGCGCGTCAAGTTTCTTCACCGAAGGCGAAGGAGGCGGCGAGTCATGATCGCGAACACCGCATACATGGCCATCGGCCCGCGACAGATCATCGTCCAGGGCTCGGACTGGTCCAGCACCGTCACCGTCCGCGACGCGGCGGCTGCCGCGGTCGACATCACGACCTACAGCTTTGAGGTCTACGCGGAGGTGAACGGCGTGAAGGTCGCGGGCGCGATCACGAAAGTGAATCTCCCGGGCGGCGTCCTCTCGGTCTCATTCAGCGACACGCAGACGGACACCTTCCCGGCGCCCGCCCTGGGCGTCGCCCAGCTCTGGGCCGAGGTCGGCACGACCCGGCTCTGCATCCTGACCTGGAACATCCTGACCGTGCCGGAGCTCACGCCATGACCCGTTCGATCTACTCGCTCTGGCCGTGGACGCCGACCTCCCCGTCGACGCCGTGCCTCGCCACCGGCGCCCCTAACCAGCCGGGCGGCCTGACCGCCACCGGCGGCGTCGGCACGATCTCGCTGTCCTGGACGGCCGACAGCACGGCCGCGCCCAACCAAGCGACCTACTACGAGGTGGAGCGGTCCATCGACGGCCTCGGGTCGTGGAGCGTCATCGCGACCAGCCTTGGCACCAACAGCTACACGGACACGGTGGCGGCGAGCACGACCCGTCACTACCGGGTGTATGCGTACAACTGCGACAGCGGCAGCCTCGCGAGCACCTCCGCGTCGGCGACCACCGCGCCCGCCGCGCCGAGCTCGCTGACCGCGACGGCGACCAGCAGCACGCAGATCAACCTCGCGTGGACGGACAACTCGTCCGACGAGACGGGCTTCATCATCCAGCAGCGCAGCCCGTCGGGCTCGGGGTCGTGGAGCACGATCCACACGACCGGAGCGGGTGCGACCAGTTACTCGGTGACTTCGTTGTCTGCGTCCACGAACTACGGCTTCCGCGTCGCGGCGACACGCACCTCGCCCAGCGGGACGAGCGACTACACGGCCGAGGCGTCGGCGACCACGCAGGCTGGCGTCAGCACATATTCAATCGAATATCTCTGCATCGCAGGCGGGGGAGCGGGTGGCGGCTGGCCCGGAAACGTCGCCTTCGGAGCCGGCGGCGGCGCAGGCGGGTATCGAACCGCGACCGGGTTCAGCCTCACCGTAGGCCAGTCGTACACGGTCACGGTTGGTGCAGGCGGAACCGCTGGTGACAACACCGCAACCAGCGGAAACGACTCCGTATTCAGCACGATCACCAGCACCAAGGGTGGGCGTGGCGCGTCATACAACGGTCAGAATCCTGCGACAGGAGGCTCCGGCGGCGGCGCGGCTTCGTCCTCCGCGCCGACTGGCGCAGCCGGAACTTCCGGCCAAGGTAATGCCGGCGGAAACGCGAATACCGGAGGTTGGGGCGGACCGGGCGGCGGCGGCGGGGCCAGCGCGGTCGGCGCAAACGGCGGCGGCAACGGCACACAGGCTGGCATGATCGGCGGCAACGGTGGCGCTGGTACGGCCAGCAGCATCACGGGCAGCAGCGTCACCCGCGCAGGCGGCGGCGGGGGTGGTGTGTGGCCCACGGCTACGGCAGGCACAGGAGGCGCTGGAGGCGGAGGAAGCGGCGGTGTCGGCACCACGGCAGGCAGCGCCGGAAGTGCGAACACGGGCGGCGGAGGAGGCGGCGGTGGTGGTGGTTCCGGCGGTTGGAACAGCGGCAACGGCGGCTCCGGCGTGGTGATCCTCCGCATCCCGACCGCGAACTACAGCGGCACCTACACGAACGCGACCGAGACAACGGATGGTTCCTTCAAGGTGTTGACCTTCAACGCATCCGGCTCTTACACGGCGTAATCACATGGCACACTGCGCAGAACTAGATCACTGGGACCGAGTCATCCGCGTGATCGTGGTCAGCAACGACCTCGAACCGAACGTGGAGCAGTGGTGCTCCGACACGTACGGCGGCTACTGGAAGCAGACGTCCTACAACGGGAACTTCCGGAAGAACTTCGCGGGCATCGGCTACACCTACAACGCCGACCTCGACGCGTTCATCCCGCCCAAGCCGTACCCGTCGTGGCTCCTTGACGAGGCCACGTGCCAGTGGAAGGCGCCCGTCCCGATGCCGCAGGACGGCGACCTGTACGAGTGGGACGAGGCCGCCGGCGAGTGGGTGGTGGTGGACGCGGCATGAAGGCCGCAGTCGCCATCCTCGCGCTGACGCTCGGCGGCTGCGTGTCGCACACCGCCGCCATCGGTGAGGCCGCATCGGACGTTCGCACCGACGTAGCCGTCGCCAAGGAGCACCTCGGCGAAGCCCGCGCAGCGCTGGACCGGATCGACGTTCACGCGGCCACCGTGCACAACCACCTCGGCCACGTTTCGGATGACGAGAATCCGTTCGTGGAGGCCTTGCGATACGGGTCGTACATCGTCGGCGCCGCGGTCGTGGGCGCCCTCGCATTCATCATCCACCAGAGAACGAAGTGATGGAACCCTATCAATACATGATCTGGCTGGCCGCGCTGCTGCTCGGCTCGTTCGGGGCCGGCTGCTCGTTCGGCCTGACCGTCCGCACCACCAAGGGAAAGAAGCCCGCCAATGCTCGCCGCAAGTGAATTCGCGTCGTCCATCGCCATCGCCGTCCTGCTGCTGGTGAGCGGCGTCGTGGGCGGGTTCTGGTACTGCCGGAAGTCGAAGTGAGGTTCTTCTGCTGCTGCAACACGAACACGCCGTGCGGGCTCTGCCCGGCGCGGCCGGCTGACTTTGCGACACGCGACTACCGGATCTTCATCCCGGCAATATCGCCTGGGCAATTCGGGAAGCCCAATCCAGGCGGCAACCCAAACGCGGACCCATGTGCAGATAACGTCGGCTACGACCACGGGTACTGCGCCATCCATGAGCCAGGAGCCTTCCTGTACGCCGGCCGTCGCCTCGGGCCGTGCCCGCCTGGAACGGCCACCGGGTTCTGCTTAGCCGGCTACGGTCCGAACGGCGGTTCGCTCGGCGGCGTGACGACGCCGAACATCGTGCCGTATTACCCGTTCGGCAACCAAAGCCAAGACCCGGTGACGTTGATGTCTCCAGGCATCATTCAGATCGAAACACCTGGCGGCGGCGCCCCGGCGGAAACGCGAATTACGGTCGTCCTTGGCAGCCGGTGCGGAGACGGGTTCGGTTGGCCGTGCAGCTCATCGTGCGTAAACCGGATGTCCATCAGCGTCGGCTGGGCGTGGTTCGTCAACGTGACCTACACCGATTTGGTCTGCAATACCCAGACCACCATGCTGACGATGACCAAGGGCGGAACGTACGTATCCGACCCCTTTGCTGGGGCATTTCCTGAAACGCTCCACCTCAAGTCTGCGTCCGTACGCCCTTCGTATGCACCGCTTGGCAGCACCCCTGGCAACTGGGGATGCGGGTACGCCCACCACAGCATCGGAAACCCAGGGGACTTCGTGCTGCCGTCCATTTGCCCTTTGAGCTACGAGCCCGACGGCACCCTGACGCCGCCGTTTGAGATCCCGACGACCATCAGCATCCAGAGGTACGTATGAACGAGGCGCTAGAGGCCGCCATGGCGAACGCGGCAAATCCGCCGAAGCTGACGCCCGGCCTCGGTGACGCCGTGGCCGCCGCGACCAAGGCCGTGGGCGTCAAGCCCTGCGGGGGCTGCCGGCGGCGCCAGGAGGCGCTGAACCGGGCGACGCCGGGCTGGGCCTCGCGGCTGCTCGGGCGGCTTGGATTCGGCGCAGCTCGTCCCGGACGATCTCCCGGACCGCCTGCTCGGTGAGGCTCGGCGCGGCCGGCTGGGGCACGGCCTTCGGCGCGGCGCCTTGGACACCGGACCGGACGGCCGACCGGAAGAACAGCCAGATCACCAGGACGACCAGGATCGGCAGGATGACGATCCCGGCGCAGAGAAGACCACCGGCGTAGGTTCCCATCTGAAGGTCCTCCGGAGAAATATGTAGCACCCCCGCAACATTGATGCTACAGTGTAAACACCCCTAGACGCGACCTTTGCGCGGGCGGCCGACCGGGCGGACGACGGACAGCGCCTTTACTTGGGCTCTGGTCCACAAGTAGTTGCTCCCGATTCGGCGTTCCGCCTTGATTCCTTTCACCGACGCACGGTGAAGCAGCGTTCGCACGGCGATACCGAGCTCGCGAGCTGCCTCCACCGTGCTCAACAGATCAGGCATCGTCGTAAAGTAGCAAACTTCCTCGGTGGGCCGGAGTGGACAAATCAATTCGACTTTGGGAGAAGCGCATGGAAGCGCTGGACTACAGCCCGGTCCACAGGGCTAAGTCTGCGCAAACCGTGCGGGCGCTGTGGCTTGCGCACGGCGTCACGCAGCCCTCCGACATCACGGGGCCGATGGTCGAATCGTTCCTGGACAGCCAGCCCAGCGCCAAGACCGCCGCGAACAAGCGCAGCCACATCGGGGCCTACCTCGACTGGTGCCTCGCCCACGGGCTGGTGCAGCTCAACGTCGCGAAGGCCGTCCGGTCCCGCCGGCCGCGCCCAGGCAAGGGTGCCGACGTGCTTCGCCCGGAGCAGCTTGCGGCGGTTCTGCGCCGGCTGGAGGTCCACGGGCGCCCGGACGGCCGATCCACCGCGATCTACCGCTCGGCCGTCTACCGCTTCCTGTGGGCGACGATGCTGCGCGTTTCGGAAGCCTGGGCGCTGACGTGGCCTGACATCGACCAGGAGAACCGCGTCCTCCTCATGCCCGTTGAGAAGGCCCGGCGGGCGGCGGTGCTGCCGCTGTCGGATGATGCGATGGCGGCGCTTGCCGTTGCCCGGACCTTTGGGGACGGGGACCGGATCTTTCCGGTGCAAGTCAGCCACCACACGCTGCGCAAGGACTTCGAGGCCGCCGGCGTCGCCGGGCGTGGCGCGTTCCACCGGCTGCGCAAGGGCGGGATCACCGCCTGCGTCGAAGCAGGCGTCCCCCTGGCTGATCTTGCGAAGCTCTCACGCCATGCGAACGTAAGTGTGCTCGTCCAGAGCTACTACGTCCCGGCGGACCCGACGTTGCGCAAGGCGCAGGCCGCCCTGCGTCTCGGAGCTGCGTAAAAATATGTGAGGAAGGATCCTTCCATTTCCCGATGGAGTGCTATAACACGCACCATCGGGCGCCGGGAAGTGAATGGAGCCGAGGGGAGTCGAACCCCCGGCAGGCGCCCCCAAAGACAGGGGAGATTTCCATGCCACAGGTTACTGACCTGACGTTACAGCCGAGCGTTACCGGCGGTCTCACGCCCACGCAACGGGCGACCGCGAACATGGAGCTGGTCCGGGTGCTCGCGCCCGTCGTGAAGAAGTCGCACGTCGTGAAGATCCAGGGGAAGGAGTACCTCCAGGTCGCCGGCTGCCAGGCCATCGGCTCGGGGCTCGGCTACACGACCGGCACGCTGTCGGTGCAGTTCATCGAGGAGCAGGGCGGGCTGCCGGCGCGCTGGGAGGCGACCGTCGGCGTCTACGACTGCATGACGGGCATGATGGTCGCCAAGGGCACGTCGGCCGTCTTCCTGGACGAGCCGCGCTGGCGCAAGGCGGACCATTTCGCCTGCATGGGAATGGCACAAACCCGCGCCACCGGGCGCGCCCTGAAGGGCGTGATGGGCTGGGCGTTCAGCCTCATCGGCGTTGAGGGGTCGTTTGCCGAGGAGATGCCCGTAGACGGGCCTACGACGGCTCAGGACGCGCCCGCTCCCGCGAAGGCTCTGCCAGCACCATCCAAGGCGTCGAAGCCCGCAGGAGGCAAGCAGGCGTCCGCGCCGGCCTTTCAGGAGCTTCGCGGCGTTTGTGCAGGAGTCCAGCCAAAGACATCCAAGGCCGGGAAGCCCTACTGGCGTGTCGCCATCGAAGCCGGCGAAGGGGTTGAGTGGTTCACCTCCTTCGAACCCGTGAAGTTCGAGGCCGGGGCGAAGATCGTGCTGCAGCTGGAGCCCTACGGCGACGGCGTGAAGGTGAGGGACGGCTGGGTCGACCCGGCCGCCGAGGAGGTGCCGTTCTGATGCACCCCTTCGGCAAAGTGCTTTGGAAGCTCACTAACTCAGAAATCATCGCGCACTGCACTATTGACGAGGAGATTGACTTTGCTGGCTGGGATCGCCGCGACTTTGTCCGCGCCGTGTACGTCCTGCGTGATGCAGTCATCCTCCGAGACAAGCGAGTGTCTGCCCTGAGGAAGGAGGCCAAGGATGGCCAAGCTCTATCCGAGTGACATCTGGCGGCTGGGCGATTCCCTTGACCCGCTGGAGAAGCTGGTGGCGCTGGCGCTCCTGGACTACGGCGACCGGATCTACCCGTCCCAGGCGCACGTCGCCATCAAGACGGGGCTGTCGCTGGCCACGGTCAAGCGGGTCATGCGGAGCCTCCGGGCGAAGCTCGTCATCTCGGTCAAGCGCAACCGGAAGGGGCTGTCCTACGCCTTCGTGATGGCTCAGCCTGACACCAGTGATGGTGTCACACAGACACCACAAAAGTGTCAGCCTGACACCGGATTGGTGTCACACAGAGCTACTAACCCTCCTAAGAACCCTCTTACCAACCAGAGCGCGGCTGACGCCGCATCGGTGGGGTGGGAGGTTCCTGAGGACGTACAGGGACGGATCCGGATCCGCGACCCACGCGCCGACGTGGAGGCCCAGCGCCGGGTCTGCGCGAAGGTGATGGTGCAGCACGGCCTGACCGAGGACGAGGCGCGCCGCTCCTGGCGCGACCTCTGCCTGGGTTGGGCTCGCACGGGCAGGGCGGCCTACGACCTCCTGAACGAACAGGTCCAGCAGCTCGCCGGGGCTCGGGACGTTCGTGCCGTCCTCCTGCACCGGCTGAAGGGGGTGGCGGCATGAGCTGGCTAGCGGAGCGCAAGACCGCCATCAAGCGCCAGGAGGATCGGGACCGTGCGTGGCACGACGCAAACCGTGCGGCGCTGCCCGAACGTGCCAACCAGATCCTGGACGCATTGTGGCGAACCATCGTCGTGCAAGAGCGGTGCATGGAACTGCTTACGAAGGAGCTGAACGAAGCCCGTGGAGGCAAGAACCCAGACGCGAAGCACGACCGGCCCGAGGAGGTCGTGGTGGTCAAGGTCGGCAGGCACAAGGTGCGGGAGATCAAGCGATGAAGACCAACAGCCGAGCGAAGGGATGCCGTGGCGAGCTCGAAGCCTGCCGCGCCATGGAAGGCATCACGCACCTCAAGTGGGAACGGACCGCCCAGCGGTGGGGAAACGCCACCGCCGACATTTGGGCACCTCAAGCCGTCGCCCTGAAGGCCCATTTCGAGGTCAAGTTCCATTCCAAGGGCCTCAAGCGGTTCACCGTCGCAGCCACCGAAAGCGACCTGAACCTGACCAGGGACCAGCTGCTTTTCTGCCGGCTGGACCGCTGGCCGAAGGTGCTCGGATCGGGCCGCATTCCGAGCCTGGTCAACGTGGTGAACGGCGTCAGCAATTTCATGCGGCAGGCCGAGGAGGATGCCGAGGAAGGCGCCATTCCCGTGGTCCTGATGCGGCAGAACGAATGCCCGTGGCTGGTCATGTGGCGGGCGCAGGATGACCAGGCGCTGGACCGCATGATGCTCCTGCATTGGAAGCACCATGCGGCGTGAGCCCACGAACAGATGGGCATCCAAGCCATCACGTGCTCCACGCTCGGGACACCAGGGCAAGGGTGCTAAGGCCATGCAGGCGTTGAGCCGTGTGCTGCGAGCGAATCATCCGTTCTGCCAAGTGTGCAACGTGAAGCCATCGGCCGAGGTCCATCACCGCGTCAAGTGGAACGATGACCCGATGAGGAGGCTGGATGCCGCCAATCTCGTCTGCGTATGCAGGGCCTGCCATGAGCAGCTCGAAAAAATCCCCCCGGCCTAAGGCCCCCCGGGCGAAGGCCTCTGGGAGTACCGACGTCCAAGGCACGGCTACAAAACCCGGCCGAGGCCGCCAGCGGGCATCTAGGCAAGCACCTACGACCGCCCTGGACGTCGCCGACGCCTACGCCCGGTCGGTGCTTGAGGGGTCGACCGTCACCAACGCCAGGGTCCGGGCCGCCTGCGGGCGGTACCTGGAGGCGAGGAGGACGGGCACGTGGGACGCCGGCCGGCTGGACCGCCTGGTGGCCCACGCCCGGGACGTCTACCGCTGGGAGCTGATGCCCTGGGCGGTCTGGGTCTTCGCCCACCTGGTCGCGTGGCGGTCGGATGGCGACGCGCCGGCCTGCCGGATCGTGGTCCTCCAGGTGGCCCGCGGCGTGGGCAAGACGCAGATGGCCGCCATGCTCTCGTCCTGGACGGTGGAGGAGGCGGCCAGGGCAGGGCGAACGAACACCGAGGTCGTGGTCCTCGCCACGCAGATGGACAAGGCGGCGCTGGTGCAAGACCGCATCCGCGAGGCCATCGGCGAGGAGGGTGTCTGGGAGTTCTACGGCGGCAAGATGTCGACGGTGGGCGCCCTGGCCACGCACCCGGGCGGGTCGATCAAGTGCCGCCCGTCGACGGTGAAGAACGCCGACGGCATCACGCCGACGCTCATCATCTGCGACGAAGCGGCCCGCATGGACGAGACCTTCACCCGGGCGATCACCAGCATGACCAAGGTGCGAGGGGCGCAGATGCTGGTCATCACGACCCCGGACGCCCGCCAGTACGAGCGGCCGTACGGCTCCATGATCCGCGGCATCGAACGGGCCTACGACGCTGGCGAGGATCTGCCCGTGTCGACGGTCGGAATGATCTACGGCATTGACGACACGGACGCCCCCGACGACCCGGCCGCCTGGGTGAAGGCCTGCCCGACAATGGGGGTCCACCAGACCGAGGCCGAGTACCGACTGGTGATGGCGCAGACGCTCCTTTCCGGCAAGCCGTCCGACCGCGAGGAGTGGTACACGCAGCAGCTGGCGACCTTCGCGGACGACCTCGCCGGCGGGCTTCCGCTCGGCCTGTACGACGCCTGCGTGGAGCCGTGGGATCTCGCCCAGGCGGCGGGGCTGCCGGCCGTAGTGGCCGTCGACTTCAACCAGGGCGGGTGGTCACGCGGGGGCCAGTTCGACCTCACCAGCCTGAACGTCGCCGTCTGGGACGGCACCCGGCTCCTGTCCAGGAGCTGGCACTACTGGGCGGGAACGGACATCGCCGGCGACGAAATCCGCAGCCGCCAGCCCCTGCGCGAGTGGCGCGACAAGGGGTTCATCACGGTCGTCGGCCCGACGGTCGACTACAGCGTGATCGAACGCCAGCTCGAAGCCATTGCCCGCCACGTGGACCTGAAGTTCTTCGTCGCCGACCCCGCCGGCAAGGCGGCCGCGTGGTGCGATTCCATGGAGAAGCGGCACGGCTGGCAATGGAGCAGGGCGCCGCAGAACACCGTCTTCATGGGTTCCGCCTGGGCGATTTGGGACGACATGATCCGCGGCAAGAAGATCCGCTTTGACGAGGACCCGGTGCTCCGCGCCAACCTCGCACACACCCGGCTCCGGCCCGGAGACACGGGTCTCTACGTCCCCAGCAAGGGAAAGAGCGACGCGAACATCGACGCCGTGACCGCTTGCTGCATGGCGGTGAAGGTGATGAACGACCGCGAGATGCTGACCGAGTCGATGTACGCCGACGCCTCGCGGATCAGTTTCTAGGAATCTCTGCGGAGGTTCCACGTAATCGCTTGAAGTCCGTGCCGCAATCCTCGCAAATTCGAGGATGGGAATCTTCGGCAGCCTCTTCGGCCTCAGACGACGGATCGCCGTCGGCTTTGACGCCCCTGCCATGTGGGTCTCCTCGTCGGTCTCGGAGCTGCCCGCGGTCCAGCGGTGCGTCTCCCTGATCGCCGGCGACGTCGCCCGATGCCCCATCCTCCTGCGCGACTCGGCCGGGAACGCGGTCTCCGACCCCGCGGTGGAGGAGCTGCTGTCCGGGCAGGCGCAGGGCCAGTACCTGACGGGCTCCGACTTCCGCCGCTGGATGGCTGCCGAGGCGCTGCTGACGGGCAATTCGTTCGCCCAGATCGTCACCGACTCGCTCGGCCAGCCGGTGGCGTTCCGCCCGATCTCCAGCCAATCGATGTCCATGCGCGAGGACACCGACGGCACCCTGCGCTGGTACTACCAGGAGCAGGAGGTGGACTACTCCGCGGTCCTGCACTTCAAGGGCACGACCTCCATCGGGAACCCGTACTGGGGCGCCTCGCCGCTTGGCGCGATCAAGACCGCCGCGGAGTCCGCGGCCGACATCGAATCGTCCATCAAGGCGTGGGCCAAGGCCGGCTGCCAGCAGAAGAACGTCTTCAGCCACCCGGGCCAGATGCGCCCGGACGTCCGCGACCAGATGCGGACGGCCTTCACGCTCCAGCACCTGACCCCGGGCGCGGCCTCGCTGCCCGTCTTCGTGGGCGAGGGGATCAAGATCGAACAGATGTCGCCCACCTGGGCGTCCGACGTCGCCGCCATGCGCGGGTCGGCCTCGAAGCTGGTGGCCAACGCCTTCGGCGTCCCGGCGGCCTACCTCGACATGAGCGACGCCCGGACCCAGCCCGAGGTCGCCCAGGCCTACGTGAGCGGGTGCCTCGAAGTGTGGGGCCGGAACTTCGAGGCCGAGATCACGTCGAAGCTCTGCCGCCCCGGCGTCCGCGCCTCGTTCGATTGGACGCCTGTCACCCAGGGCGACTTCCGCACCGCCGGCCGCGCCTACGCACAGCTCACCCAGGTCGGCGTCCTTGCCCCGAACGACGTTCGCCGCCGGCTCGGCTTCGAGCCGTGGCCCGGCCTGGACGAGCCGAAGCCCGTGATGCCCGGCATGGCCGAGGCCCAGCCGCAGGAGGAGCCCAATGCGTGAGATCCGCGCCAACCTGGTGCCCAGCGAAGACGGCAAGATCCGCGGCCTCGCCGCGGTCTGGGATTCGTGGTCGCACCTCATCACCGAGCGTGGCCGCACGTTCCGCGAGCGGATCAAGCGCGGCGCCCTGAAGCCCGACCCCGAGGGTGTGTCGCTCTGGTGGATGCACGACCACAAGGCGCCCCTCGCGAATGAACGCTCGGGCACCCTGAAGATCACCGAGACCGACGAAGGCCTCGCTTTCGAGGCCGACATCGGCACCACGCAGCGGGCCGAGGAGATCCGCGACCTCGTCCGCCGCGGCGTCGTGTCCCAGATGTCCATCGGCTTCATCGCCGACAGCGACACGTGGGACGGCACGACCTCACGAACCATCACCGGCGCACGGCTCCACGAGGTCTCCCTGGTGGAGACGGGCCGAGCGGCTTACCCCACCACTTACGCAAACGCACGAAAGCAGAAGGAACGCACCATGTCGCTTCGCGAGAACCGCTCGAAGGTCGAGCAGCTGAAGGCCGAGTACCCGAACGCCACCGATGAACGCCAGCTCCAGATCCTGGAGGAAGTCGGCGACCTGGAGGAGATGATCGCCGCCGAGCGGTCGGCCTTCGACCAGAAGCTCAAGGCCGCCCCGGCCGCCGTCGCCGCGCCGTTCGTCCACACGAACCGCATCGCCTCCAAGCCGAAGGACGAGC